GACCACGAGCGTTGTGAAGCGCGACGAGATCACTGGTGAGCCTTTCCACGTAACCGTAAACGCCGTTTTCGGCGCGACCCGTCTCGAAGAAGAGAAGGTTGTCGAAATCAAATGCTCGGAAGCATAGGAGATATAACCAATGGCTAACCAAAACATGACCAATGTGGCTCTCTACGAGGCCACTCCTCCGCGACTTGCGGAACGATACGCAGGCGGTAGTTCTACGCTGGTTGTCGCAACCGACACGATGGAAGTCACGGCACTGGCTACGGACGACACGGTTGTCTTGTGCCGCATCCCTGTGGATGCTATCATCACGAGCCTGAAGGTTGCTTGTGATGACCTTGCGACTACATCTATCACGGTTGACCTCGGACTCTACGAGGGCTTCACGGACGGCGTTGCCGCATCTGCTGTTGACGACGACTGCTTCGCGACGGCTGTCAATATTGACGGCGGTGTCGCCTTCACCGAGTATCGCTATGAGGCCGCAAACATCAATACGTGTAACATGCCTGCATGGGAAATCGGGTCGCTTACTGCGCGTCCTGCCTATGGTGTGTTCGACCTCGTACTGCATGTGAACGCAGCATCTGGCGGTCAGGCCGGTACGTTGTCCTACAAAGTCGAATACCTGATTAACGGCTAAGCCCCCATCATCCGATAGGGCGGCGCGGGTTTCTTCCTTTCCCCGCGCCGCCCGAATCGGAGTTTAGGAGATAATATGGCTACTCACTACATCCAGATGGACGTTGACGAGAATGAGGCCAAGGCTGTTGCGTCTGCCGGTACGAGCCTTGCATATTCTTCGGGGTATGGCGCAGATGTGACGCTTAGCTGGGATTCCGGGACCACCAATCCGACGCTTATTCTTGATGCTGTTACGCGAATCATCAAGTATCTTGAGGCATCCGAACCCGAAGCTGTTGGCGCATCGAATGATGAGCCGTGCGGTTGGCGCACTTCGCTACCGTATAAGCCTGGAACGTTTGGTGACGAAGGCGGTTTCGGTGTTGACTTCCGCGTAGATGCTGGTGACACGAACAGCATCCTCGACAGTGCTGGTGCGGTGGCTATCGAGATTGACCTGTACGGTACCACGTTGCCGCATCGCGCAATTGTCAATACTGCATATAAGCTGCGAAACGCATTTGCTGAACTCAACTTCCCGCTTGCCTAATGTCTTTGATCACTACCGAAATAGACGTTATCAATAAAGCCCTGACGCTCCTTGGCGACAGGGTTATTTCGTCGCGTAGTGAGAATAACGAACGCGCTCGCGTGATGGATGCTATCTACGACAACACTCGCGACCGTATCTTGCGCGAGTGTCCGTGGAACTTCGCGGTCAAGCGTGTCAAGTTGTCGTCCAGCGGTACTCCGGTATGGGGCGACTACGGATACCTTTACCCGTTGCCGACCGACTTTCTGTATATGATGGAGACGGACGGCGCAACGGACTACACGATTGAGGGCGGCAACATTCTGTCTGACGCAACTAACGGCGTAGCAGGCGGCACTCTCAGTATCCGCTATGTCTCTCGCGTTACCGATGTCAGTCGCATGGACCCGCTGTTCACAGAAGCACTGGCGTTTCGTTTAGCATACGACGCTTGTGAGAAGATTACGCAATCCAATACGAAAAAGGACTACTTGTATCGCGAGTACGAGACGACAATGGCTCGTGCGAAGCGGTACAACGGACAGGAAGATAATGCGTATTACTACGTGCAGGATGAGTGGATTAAAGCGAGGGCTTAATAATGCCTAGCGCATCTCCAATACAAACCACTTTTAATGGGGGCATCCAGACACCGTTGCTGGATGGTCACATCGACGCACCCCGTCGCGGCTCGTCTTATAAAGACTCAATCAACCTGTTGCCGCTTAAGCATGGGCCTGTGGTACGCCGTGGTGGCACCAAGCACATTATGGCGCAGCGCACTACTGCTGTGACTCGCTCCGAACTTATCCCGTTCATCTATAGCGACACTCAAAGCTATATGCTTGAGGTTAGTGGTGATGATTCTTATGGTAGTATCCTTCGCATATATAAGGATGACGAACTTGTACTCAACTCCAGTCTTGAGCGAACGATTAGTGACATCTCGCTTAGTGGTGGTGTCGCTGAGGTAACTGTTACAGCGACCATAACTAATGGGTACACGGCTGGAGCGATTGTATTTTTTGATAATATAGATACGGCAACAGAACTGAATTATGGCTACTATAAAGTTAAGGCCATAACATCATCCACATCGTTCACGATCACATACTATAATGGTGATGATGTAACAACACTAAGCGCAGAGGGTGCGGCTACTGGCACATCCTCAAGGCCATACAATGTTATACTTCCCTATGCATCTGGGGATCTGTTTGACTCTGATGATGTTTTCCGCATTGAGTATGTTCAGAGCAACGATGTTATGTATCTTGCTCACCCGAATTATCCACCACAAGTTCTGGTCCGCAACGGAGACGCTGACTGGTCCATATCCTCAATAGACTTTGATAATGGCCCATACATATCTAACGATACCGGTATATATCTAACCGACTTCGTTGAGGTAACTGCTGGTCGCGTGTTCGATGTAAGGACGGATCAGGCTACGTTTTCGCGTACCGATACCACGTTCTCTGCTTCGGTGTCGGGCGTTACTACGGGTTCAACAACAGTAATTGGGGCAACTTCCCACCCATTCATTGCTGGGGATATTGTAACCATATCTGGAATAACGGGAACCGTTGAACTCAATGGTAGAACGTTTGTTGTCGCCGCTCCGGTTAATGCGAATGACTTCGCGATAGAGGAAATAACTAGCGTAGTCGATACATCAGACTCAACAGCACTAAACTCATCTAGCTACGCGGCGTGGTCTGCTGGTGGGACCATAACATCATTCGGAACAAACCGATTGATGCAAATCTACTTCGAGAACACTGGTGATAAGGTTCGTTACCGGTGGGGTAGAATAACTGGGTACACCGACTCGACTAATGTTCGGATCACGATAGACTCCGACAAGAAGCGTGTTGGCGGTCAATGGTACGCAAGTGCTGGTGCCCCAGACAATGGAGACCCTAATACTGCTGGTGCGCTTGGGTCAAATGATGGTGATGGCGAGGACTGGTCGCTTGGAGCGTATTCATTTACTACTGGATACCCGTCAACGGTAAGTATTCACGAGGGTCGCGTTTGGTTCGGTAGCAACACAAACGAACCTCGCAGGATGGATGGTTCCGCTGCTGGTCGATTCTCTACAGACAGAATAAACTTCCAGCCGTTCACTCAAGACGGTACTGTGCGCGATAATAACGCTATCAGTATTTCTATTGGTGGTGGCGACGGTTCGCCAATTACATGGTCAGAGTCTACGCGTAACGGTCTTGCAGTTGGCACCACAAACCGTGTTGGCATGTTGACGACCAATCAGAACGCCGACGCAATGACTCCTGGAAATGTCTCTTACAAGGTCGTATCAACTACTGGATGCTCAAACCTTAAACCATTCCAGATGGACAACTCACTTATATTCCTGAATCGTGTTCGTCGTAGACTGCACGAGATGGCGTATAACATTCAGAGCGACGGGTATGTTGCCCCAGACCTTACCGAGTTGGCTGAACATCTTACGCGCTCCGGTATCAAGAGTATGGCTTACCAACAGAATCCACTAAACACCTTGTGGGTTGTACTTACTGATGGCTCACTTATAGCGATGACATACGAGAAGAACGCTGATGTAATCGCATGGCATAAGCACACCCTTGGCGGAACCGATGTTACTGTTGATTCGGTTGCCGTCATATCTGCTACCGATAACTCAAGGGATGTCTTGTGGCTCGCTGTAAGTAGAACTATAGACGGCGACACGAGCAGCCACATCGAACAGATGGAACGCTGGTTCGAGGACGACCTTACGATTCGCGACTGCTACCACGTTGATGCGGGTCGCAGCTACAGCACGGACCTCAGCGTTATCGAGGGTGCCACCAACGCCAACCCGTTGGTGATTACGGACAGCGGACACTCGCTGAGTACGGGAGATGTCATCATCTTCGAGAACGTTGCTGGCATGACGGAACTGAACGACCGCTACTTCAAGGTGGCTTCGTCCGATGCGACCACAGCAACGCTCGATTACCTCGACAATACCGCCGTGGACTCCAGCAGCTTCGGCACATTCTCGGCCAATACCACGGGCGGCTACCGCGTATGCACCAACACCTTTGACGACCTGAACCACCTTGAGGGCGAGTCCGTAGGGATTCTGGTTGATGGGCGTACACATGCCAATAAGACCGTCAGCAGTGGGTCTGTAACGCTCGACACGGGCCGTTACGGCGCGATAGTACATATCGGCCTACCGACAACATGGTCGCTGGATACGCACCGCCTGGAGGCTGGCAGCGCAGATGGCACGTCGCAGGGCAAGATGAAGCGTATGGAGAAGGTTACTGTTCGCGTCAGGGACACGCTCGGATTCAAGTATGGACCCGACAGTAGCGACACGGACGAAGAGATATTCACCAACTCGGCAGACATTGGAGTACCCACGCCGCTATTCACTGGCGACGTTGAACTGCTTTGGCCGGGTGGCTACGAGAAAGAAGGCTATATGCACTTCGAGGGTTCGGGTCCGTACCCTGTGCAGATACAGGCGTTGATGCCTAGCGTGAGTACACAAGATTGAAGGTAGTACCTCTTGAAGAATGGCACATACAGAACCTTCCCGTACAGGAAGGGCAACGCTGGACGTTCGACTACATCACACGCGAGCGGTTCTACGAGTCCATCAAGGAGTCGGGTCCGGCCTTCGCGTTGGTTGATAGTCGCAACGTTGTACTTGGTTGCGCTGGTGTTTGGCAGATCGAGATCCATCGGGGTATCGCTTGGGCTATGATATCTGGTAAAATAGGTACAGACTTCATCCACTTCCACAAGGCCGTGCTTCGGTTC